CAGGATTGCAACGGCCCTGTACGACAAGACGCTGAAAGGAACCATCGTAAGTCTTCGCCTCTTTAGGACTGCAATGATTTCAACAGGTATTGGTGCAGCGATTGTTGGTGTTGGATTGCTCGTTGAGAATTGGGAAAAACTCACAAAGGTTGTCAAGGATTTCTTGGGTATTGAAACGAAAGACCTGAAAGCCGTATCCGAATTGGCACAAAGGCAGGTTGAACTTGCGGAGGCAAGGGGCGAAAGCGAGGCAAAGGTGCAGGGCCTCTTGATGGCTGCTTACGACGCAAGGATTGCAGCAGCCGAGAAAGAAGAAGAACGAGCGCAACTGATTCACGAGAAAGAAGTCGCAAGGCTAACATATCAAACCAAACTGCGAACCGATGCGGCCGCTAAACGAAAAGAAAATACAGAAAAATTAAAAGAACTTGATAAAGATGCACTTAAAACCTCCGAGGAACTTCATTTATCTAAGATTACGAATGAATCCGAACGAGAAAGAGAATTACTTACTCAAAAACTTGATGCACTTAAATTAGAAGAAGAGGAAGAAAGAAAAGCAATAATAAAACAATTCACCAATGAAGAGCAACGAGAAGAGGCGTTATTAAAACTTAAAGAAAAATATGTTGATTTAAATGTATTGCTTTCAGAAGAAAGTGCGAAAAAGCAAGAAGAGATAAAATTACGAGAGAGAGATACCACCATCAACCTTGCGGGAGAAGCCTTTACGGGAGTACTCGCTTTAACTCAGGCTATGATGGGAACAAGCGAGGCCGATGCACGAAAAGCATTCAACCTAAACAAAGCAGCATCCATAGCAGAAGCAACGGTCAACACCTTCCTTGCTGCGACACAGGCTCTGCGTGACCCGAAATTGCCCACCGTAGCCAAAGCCTTTGCGGTTGGGGGTATTATTGCAAATGGTTTAGCACAAGTCCGTAAGATTGCTGCAACGCAATTTAAAGCAAGCGGAGGCGGAGGGTCTGCGCCTAATAATAGTTCGTTATCAGGGGGAAGTGGTGCAGGAGCAGCCCCACCGCCCATCTTCGCAAACCCACAAACGACCAACCTCGGCACGGGCGAACTCTCGGCAGGCCAAGGCCAAGGTTCATCCCCGATGCGAGCCTATGTGGTGGAACGGGACATCACCCAAAGCACTCGGAGGGTACGGAGGTTGGAGGAATTTGCAACTCTTGGAGCCTAGCCACATTTACCTGCATGGAACTACCCATTTATAGGATGACCGTTGACGAGGTCGATGAAGGGGTCCAATTCGTGGCCCTGACCGATATGCCAGCGATTGAACGGCCATTCCAAGCCTTCGCAAAGACACCACAACGCTTCACCGAAACAGGCGAACGGAGAGTGCTTACTGGCCCTCTCATGCTTGCAGACACTCCCATCTTTCGCAAGGACGAAACCTACGGGGAGTACTACGTCGTCTTTGACAAAGCCACCATCCGCAAAATCGTGCAGAAGTATTTCAAGCAAGGCAACCAGCACAACGTCAACGCCTACCACAACGCCGAACTGGATGGCGTGTTCATGTTCGAGTCCTACATCACCGACTCCGAGCGTGGTATCATGCCACCCAAAGGCTACGAGGACACCCCCGACGGCTCTTGGTTCGGTTCCTTCAAGGTCGAGAACGACGAGGTATGGGACAACCGCAACCTCTTCCGGGGTTTCTCCGTTGAAGGACTGTTCGGGATGGACAAGACCGAATCCGAACTGGAGGTCGCACTCGCTGGCTTGGCCGATGAACTTACCGCTTTTTTGCAACAATTAACCCCCACCTACAAATCCAATCAACTATGAACCTGAAAAACGCAATCGAATCCCTGCGAAGTGAACTTCGTAAATTCAGCACACAAAAGCAGTCCTTCGCTGACTACAAACTCGTTGACGGCACGGTTGTCCGTGTGGATGGCGACCTCGTTGCAGGTACTGCCGTTTACGTTGTTGCCGAAGAAGGCACGTTACCTGCACCCGATGGCGAACACGTCGTTGAAGGCGTTGGCACGATCAAGACCGAAGGAGGCAAGATCGTCGAGGTCATCGCTGCTGAAGTAGCAACCCCGGTCATCGAGCCGTTGCCCGTTGCTGCTGAAATCACTCCCGAAGTGGCCGTTGAGGTTACGGAAGAAATCAAAGAAGCCTATCCTGCCATGACCCCCGAAGTCGTGGAGGCTATCGTCGCCAAGCACCTCGGAGCCATCATGGAAGAACTCAAGGCTGCCTACGCTGAAATGGGCAAGATGAAAGAGAAAATGTCTGCCTTCGCATCGCAGGTTGAAACCATGGCCGACATCGTCGAGAAGGTTTCCGAACTCCCAGCCGAAGCCCCCAAAGCAAGCGGTTCAGCAATCGTTGAGCAACGCAAGGCTGCTGCATCGCAGAATTTCAACGCACTCGCACAAGCACTTCAATCACTCAAAAAAAACTAAACCCCTAAACCCCCATTAACCATGGCATACAATTTTGGCAATCTCGCCACCTACACCGACCAAGAGAGGCTTCCTCTCATCACCAAAGCGGTATTCTCCGCTCGTTCAGCAGCCCTGTTCACCAAGCAGGTGGGCATCAAGTTCGCTGCTGCGTTGAACCTCATGGACACCGATGCAGTTCTGCAAGGCGGTGATCTTTGCGGTTACACAAGTTCAGGAACAACCACATTCAGTCAGCGTGTCATCACCGTTGGCCGTATGAAGGTCATGGAAACTTTGTGTCCTCGCTCTTTGGAGCAGTACTGGATGCAGACCCAGTTGACCCAAGGTTCAATGTACGATGGCGTTCCTTTCGAGCAGGCTTTCGCTGAACAAAAAGCCCTTCGCATTGCCGAGGCTTTGGAAAACGCAATTTGGCAGGGTAATACCTACTTCAGTGGTGTTAACCAGTTGTTGAACGCTGCTTCAGGTTCTACCGTCTTGGCAAACGCTTCCAGCACAACTTGGACTCCTGTTTCTGCTTCCGTTGGAATTACCGCAACGAACATCATCGGAATCTTCGACAAGATTTACAACGACATCCCTCAGGCCATCCTAACGAAGCAAGACCTCGTTATCTTCTGCGGTTGGAACAACTACCGCACCTTGGTTCAAGCCTTCAAGCAAGGAACGACCACGGGTGGTTTGGCAGTATTGTACAACCAAGTTGACCTCGCAAGCCTTGCCAATGGTGAGTTCATCTACCCCGGCACAAACGTCCGTGTAATTGCGGTTCCCGGATTGACCAACACAAACCGAATCGTCTGCTCTTACCTCGGTAATTTCTTTTACGGAACCGATTTGCTGAGCGACGAAGAGCAGTTTTCCATCTTTTATGCACGCGAAAACGACGAAATCCGGAGTATCGCAGCCTTCAAAGCAGGCGTACAAATAGCGTATCCAGACTTGGTTGTAGACTTCCGATTGGCCTAATGTGTAGGGGGGAGGGAAACCTCCCCCTGCTTTTTGTTCTCTTGAAACTTAAAACCCAAATACACATATGTCCTGCTCCCTAACTACGGGCTACGCCCTTGGATGCCGAGATTCAGTCGGTGGCATCAAAACAATCTACGTCCAATCCTTCAACCCAACGGGGTCCTGCAATGCCAACCTTTCGGGTTCGGTTACAGGCTTCACTGGGTACGCTTCGGGTGGGTTCTTCGAGTATGACTTGACCAAGGCTACGTCATCTTTGACTGAAACCTTGAATGCGAGCATCGAGAACGGCTCAATCTTCTACACCCCCGAAGTAACGTTCACCATCAACAAACTGCAAGTCGCAGTCCGCAACGAACTCCGCTTGTTGGTCCGCAACCGTGTCATCGTCATCGTCCAAGACAACAACAGTCGTTATTGGTTGTTAGGCTCTGCCAACGGCTTGGAAGCAACCGCTGGAACCGCTGGAACTGGTACTGCCTTCGGGGACCGCAGCGGGTACGAGTTGACGCTTACCGGGATGGAGCCTGACCCGATGTTCCTGATTGCGTCAACAGTCTTTGCACCATCGACTACGCAGATACTCGGTTCGTAGTATCTTTGACTTAGGTTTTCATCATCTGAGGTTTGAGAGGGGCAGTCAGCAATGGCTGCCCTTCTTATTTTTACGGCCATGAAGATTTGTATTGTTTACAACGCCCATCCAACCGGGTGCAGTTTCTACCGCCTT